CCCGCCCAACCCTGAAGATTGCCAGCGCCGTCGTCGCGCGGCTCTCCTCGCAGACCAGGCTGCTGTCAGCGTCGTTACTCCCGGAGTGCATCCCACCGGCCGTCCGGCCTTAGGTTAGCCCCTCCGGCACCGCTAGGCGGTTGTGGTGTCCCATGTAGGGCCGCACCGCCGCGCCTCAGCGCGGCCCCTTGGTCACCAGAGGGCAGGTGCCGTATCACCCGCCTTGTCACGACGCCCGCATGTACCCTTCGGCCGGGAGTAGCCCAGAGTTGCATGCCGTGCGCCCACCGTAGCGCACTCTGGGTTCTCTCACCTCACGCGCTGCATTCACCACGCCTTCCCGGATGACGTGATGCGACCAGGCTCGCGAGCTATAAGGCCCCCCACTCCTAGGGCTGGAGCGCCAATGCCGGCATGTGCAGCTCTGACCGGCTTGGAACCTAACGTGCTGCCGTGTCCCCCCAGCAGGGCAGCTGTAGCACGCTTCGGCTTAGGATGTACTCGGTGTCTCCCTCTGACGGCAATAGATCGCCGTGGCGTACGATGCGGGACCCGTGATGTAGGGCGGTCCCGTCGCGTCCGGCGCGTCTGGGTCCAGCTGATCACAGCCGGCGAAGTGCCAAGGCACACATCCCTCCGCGAGCATGTACTCGTCGTAAGCGCGTTGCGCAGGGATTGACAATCCCGTGTAAAGCCCTGTCATCAAAGCTGCTTCCAAGGACTCCACGGTCAAGTCGGTGTGCTTGTACACGAGCTCCCGATAGTCGCGCGACTTTCGGAAGGCCTTCGAGGAGGTGGCGAGTGCCGCCGCGTCCACCCCTGCACGATGAGACAAGCCTCGCGCGAGTGCTGCAAGGTACATAGCTTCCCCTGCCGCTGCTGGCGCTAGTGATATAGCACGGGACATCAGTCCTAAATACTCAATTGAGTTCGCCGTGCGGTCATCTCCTGCGATGTGGGCCTGCAAGGCCACTGTGGACTTTACGATCTCTGCAGACCGCATAGTGCGCACCACATCCGGTCCGACGTACGGGAACCCAAGCGCGGGGTAGTAATGGCAGCCTACGAACTCAGCGCGGCCACCAGTCACCACCTTCAATTTAGGCATGAATCCTGCTTGCCTCAGTCTGCTCTCGAAGACGCGCAACCAAGTGGCCCCATGGACACCTAGCGCGCGCAGGGTTGCCAGTATGGTGTCGTCCCCTTCGAACACATGCCGGTCCCTGAGTTTCGGACCAGACGTGATGTCCCACGTCATGGCCCCTGCTTTTCTCCAAGGTCCCCATTTCAAATTATTCTCACGCCACCATTGAGGCGCTCTCGGACCCATGGAAGCAGCGGCTGTTATCACTGCGTTGACGATCCAATTGAGTATTGATGTGCCGCGGTCACCCGAACTGCGGCACGTTGGTACCAGGAACGTCACACATTCGTAAAACAACCCTTCAGCTGGTCGTTCCTTCTGCTCGACCCTCCATTTGACATGAGTCGCGTGGCGCTCTTCGACCCCCTGCGCAGCGGCAAGAGGGTTATCCCGATGAACAACGCCGTCCAGCAATCGCGCGATGTGGCGAATGATGGGCAACTCAATGTCTCTTTGTATTCCGATCCTTACTGATGCTTCGAACGCGGTCATGTCGTTCTCGATCACTGCTCCGCCGGCTTCCGCGAGCCATTGGAACACCCCCTGCGTAGCCACCGCCTTGTCGGCGTGCTTGATGCTGTTGTGCTCATAGCAGGAAAAGGTGATGTGCTCGATTACTGAGATAATGACCGCTGATCGAAGTTGCCTCAAAGGCCCTTCAACCACAATGTTTCGGGGCTTCTCCTTGTCGTACGTGTCCTTGCTGGGCAGCGCTTCCAACTTCGTCATTAAAGTGGCGCTCCTCAGTTTCCCTGGCAGGCCAAGCTCATCAATCCAACGTTCAACATCCTCCTTAGGGTAGTGGTCGCTGATGAAGTCAACTAGATCAGCTTTGCTCTCCAGGACGCTCATTACGGCTTCGAGCGTGAACACGTTGCGAATCAAATACCGCACACTCCTGCGCACGCCTTTGCGCATGGATTTGGTCGGCTTGTAAAGCCCGGGGTCCCACTCTGCAGGGAAAAATCGCTTTGACAAAGCGTGAACTTTATTCCATGCAGTGGCCGCGAATACGTCAGCGTTCCCGACCGGGCCAGCCCATGGTCTGCTTGCCATGGCTCTAGCCGCCTGTGGATGGGCACAGTCAAGGGGCGCGTCATTGAAAGGCAGCTCTGTTGCAGCAAAACCTCGCCATTTGAATTTGCAAGGGGCGGCGATCGGGCCCAGGGACTTCCCAGGCAAGCACCGACCTCCCCTAGCAGCGGCCCGAGTCCCGACGTCCTCGGGGCCTAATCCGGCCAGCTGGGCGGCGAGTACCCGACTGGCGCTTGGCCAGTAGCCTCAGGCCGTACCCAGGGGCTCGAAGCCCCTGTCGGCCCTGAAGCGGTACCGCGCGTGCAGCCTGGGCCTGGCGTTCCCAGCCAGGACGACGGCGTGGCGCCCCTCGTTCGTCTTGTCGATGACGATCGTGGGCTGGCGCGTGGGCCTCACGTCGAGCGACGTCTCCACGCGCGCTGCGTTGTGCTGGCCGATCAGCTGACGCACCCAAGTGCCATCTGCCATGTGGCCTGAGATGTCGCCGCACGTCGCATCACTGATCGCGACGGGGGCGCGCCCTGTGAGGTCGACCACTGTGACGCCGCAAGTGGGGACACGGAAGCCCCCGCCCCTGCGGCGGTCGATGTTGGCCGACTCGACGTAGTCGCGCATGCGGGCGACCAGGCCGCAAACCAGTGTGGGCTGACGGAGCAAGTGCAGCAAGCGGGGCCCCGTCCACCAAGTGGCGAACCAAAAGGAAACCGCTGTGTACAGCTCGCCCCACTCCGCGTAGGTGAACGGCCCGGGCAAGGTGCCTGGTGTGAAGAAAACGGCCTGCCCGATGGCGTCGTACATGCGCAGCGCGGTCATGGTCATCATGCAAATGCCAGGGCACGCGTGCCCAGAGACCGACACATCGGACGCAGCAGAGTAACGCCCGTATTCGCCCCTGTTGAGGTGGGGTGACATGAGGGGGTTGAGCACTGCGGCCCACTGTTCGATCCTGGCGGTGAGCATGATGGCAGCCTCTACCCGCTCCGGAAACATGTCGAGCTTCGCGCGGATGCCGTCCCACTCCGCGCCTTCGTGCACGAAGATGATGTGGGCCAGGCTTTCGATGCCGATGGCATACTCAGGCACGTCGGCCATATTGCACGTCGCGTTGACCAGCAAGTGCGCCATGGACGGCCCTTGATGCAGCAAGGTCGTTGCCAGCGCGGCCGCCACCGTGCAGGCGTGACCGCAGGGGGGAATCGCAGTGTGCGCTTCGACCCCCAACAGCTCCAACATGCCTGCACGGGTGTAGACGCGTGGCGAGAAGTTTGCCAAGGCTGTCGTGGACGCCACTCCCGTGATGTTCGAATACGCCTGGGCGTACCGAGCAACCTCGTAAATCGCTGCCCCTCCGGCCACCGTGAAGTCAAGAAGGTATTCCTGACACATCTCGACAAGGACGTTCGTGTTCCCGATGAGAAGGTCAGCGACAGTCAACGACGCAACCACGCACCCGCGGTCGCCGAAAACGTCACTGTCCACGCTGAGCAAGCTGTGGGCGAACGCCCGGCTGAACTCCGTGGACTCACGGGACAAACAATCGTTGCCGAGGAACTTCATGATGGTGTCGATGGGCCCGACCCCGACGGGGTTGACATCCCTGAACCGCCTGTCCAGGCAGCACATGGCCTCGGTGAGGGAAATGTGCGGGGTAAGATGCCAAGCACGACAGGCCTCGCCCGAGTTGCGGGACCGGCAGTCACTCGAGTGCCCTTCCGCCTCCCTGATGACAGCGAGGCCGGGGGGCGCCGCGTCCAACGCCGGTCGCGTGGGGCATGACGCTGCAAGATGGCCCGGTTGGCCACACACATGGCAGTTCCGCGGCTCGCCGCGACCCCTGCCCTTGCCTCCGCGTCCACGCCCACCACCGCTGCCCTGTGCCGTGATAGTGATCGGCACCTCCTCTTCGCCGGCCTCGCTGGGCTCGCTCGGCGGCAGACTCCTGGCCTCGCCGTAATCGCGGTTGTGAATTGCCAAGGGGATGCCGTTGAGCACCGGCCCCCCCGCCGCGTCTTGAATGCGGACTCGCGTCGCAAGACCGTGGACATGCTCGACCATCGATGCAAGATTCGATAAGTCGAATTCGGGCGTCTGCCCGATCCTCGCCGTAACGACGAGGTGCTGCATTGTCCCCACGGCCTCTTCCGTGATGCGCTGCGCTTCGTTGAGGTTGTCCACGACGGCCTTGAATCTCTTGGTCTGGGATGCACCCATGATGGCCGTGGACGCAGACAGCTGCGCGTACACAACAAGCTTGGTCTCCGGATTCATCGAATCGTATTCGTTCTGCTCCCGTCTGTATCGCTCCAAGAGCCCCTTGGCGCGGCTCCAGCGAATCGGGTCTGTCGGAAGCAACTTGCAAGCCAATGCGTGGTTGCTCTTACGAGCCCCAGCAGCCTCGCTTGCCATGATCACCCCCATCATCACCGAGTAGTTCGAGGAGTCAGTGCCAAGTGCCAGGCGACCCCCACGATCCATCGCGTTCAACCCAACACGACCGCCCTGGATGGGGTCGTACTTGGCGATGCGAGTGGCGTAGGCGGTCGTGACCGATGTAACAGAGTCCTGTTGGTAACGGAAGAATCCGATCGGCGGCCCGAACAAAGAACCCACAATGCTGTTGATAAACCCATCGACTTGCCGCCAATAACAACAACGGATGTCACAACGCCTGCACTGGCGTACCAGGGGGACGGCGAAAACCACGCCCAGTGGGCCCCCGTACCACGTGCTGATGTCTGCGTTGTAAGCTGTAGTCCCCAATGTTCGCAAGCATCGGAAACAGATCGGAATAGAGGTCGGCCCCTCATCCTCAGTGGCCAACCCCATGCTCGGGCGGATGCACAACCAAATGGCTGCTGAAAACAGTAAAGAACCAACGGCGGACATGGTGCCAACAACGATGTACTTGACGAGCCACATCGGGGCACCAATGCGCCACCATTCGTCCTCCTTGGGAGGCTCCGCCCTGCGGAAGGCCACGGGGACCCATGCCTGCACGTTCGCTGGTTTGCTCACTGCAGGCTTGGGGCGGCCGACCAAGACCCCGAGAACCGCGCACAGCGCACAAAGCGCGGCGATCGTCGGGGGGCGTCCCTTCATGCTCAAACACAAGGCGTGAGAAGGGACAGTGCGTTCCGGCGCGGGTGGCCAAC